CACTAATAATGCAAACGCTAATGCAATCAGTACAAATTACCTAACGGTAAATGTCAATGCTAACATAGCAAACGCTAATATCACCGGTATCACTTATGCTAACACTGTCAATACAAGAGTTATTACAACTGGTACTAGATCAACACTAGGGAATATTACCGGAGCTTGGACAATCAACGGTCAAGGTACTGTTAATAGTGTAGCAGTGACAAGTCTTTGGGTTACTGGCGGCAACTTAGTCATTACTGACCCTTCAGGTGTTACCGGCATTCGCACTGATAATTATATGTATGCAAATGGCGCAGCGGTAGACTTCGCCGGATCTTATACTAATTCAAACGTTGCTGCCTTTTTACCTACTTACGTAGGAAATGTGGGCGAGGTAGGCAACCCTACGATTTTCAATGGTAGAACTCTTACTACCGGTTCTAACACAACAACCGGCGAACTAACAGGCAACTGGACGCTTTCTGCTGGATCCAAACTCAACGGATTGAGCGGCATTAGCGCAGCTAATATTGTCGGCACAGTTGCTAATGCAACGTATGCTGATACTGCCGGCGCTGCCTTAACAGCAGGGACAGTAACAACAAACGCACAACCAAATATCACAAGTGTCGGTACATTATCTAGCCTTGCTGTTACTGGCAACGTAACCGCAGGAAATGTTTACGCTAATAGTGGTGCTATTGGTGCAGCATTATTAACCGGTACATTAACAACTGCTGCTCAACCAAATGTTACTTCTCTAGGGACTCTAACAGGACTTACTGTTTCGGGAACAACTTCACTTAGTGGCGGCCCAGTTGCTTTAGGGTCAAACAGCAACGTAAGTATCACTGGCGGCTCCGCCGGTCAAGTATTGTCAACAGACGGATCAGGTGGACTAAGCTGGGTTCCTACCGGAACAGCCACAACAGCTATTACGGTTACTGCTAATGCTCAGCCTAATATCACATCTGTTGGTACATTAAGTAGTCTTGCTGTTACTGGAAATATCTCAGCCGGCAACGTAACAGTCAGTGGAATATTCGCAGGTAATGCCGCGGGATTGACTAATGTTCCGGCTGCAAACATTGTGGGGACAATTGCTAGTGCGACAAGTGCAACAACAGCTACTTCGGCCACTACAGCAGGCACAGTAACAACTGCTGCTCAACCTAATATCACTTCACTTGGTACTCTTGCATCATTAGCTGTAAGCGGCAATGCTACATTTACCGGACAAGTAGTTAATCTAGGTACTGTTGCTAATCTCAGAATTACAGGGGGAACTGGCGGCGAGGTGTTGACCTCAACTGGCAGCGGCGGACTAACTTGGACATCAGGTGCCGCAGCCACAACAGCTATTACGGTCACTGCTAACGCACAGCCAAATATCACAAGCGTTGGTACACTAACATCACTAGCTGTTAGTGGCAACATTACTGCTGGTAATGTAACAGTTAGTGGAAGATTTGTCGGTAACGGAGCTGGATTAACTGGTATTGCTGGCAGCGGCATATCAGGTCAAGTTGGCAATGCTCTTACAGCGGGTACAGTGTATTCAAACGCTCAACCAAATATCACCAGTGTTGGCACCTTGTCATCGCTAAGTGTTAGCGGTAACATAACCTCAGGTAACGTGACTGCTACGCACTATGGTAGTGGTGCAGGACTAACAAGTATTCCAGGCGGAAATGTTACTGGTACTGTTGCAAATGCAAGCTATGCTACTTCAGCCGGAACAGCATCTTCAGCAACCACTGCTAGCACGGCAACATCTGCAACTACTGCTACCAATGCAAGCTTTGCTACTAGTGCTGGCAGTGCGACAAGCGCAACTACAGCAACCAGAGCCGCAACAGTAACAACTAATGCTCAACCAAATATTACATCTGTTGGTACATTATCATCATTGTCCGTTTCGGGAGGAGTAGGTGTTTCAGGAGCGTTGACCGCAGGGTCAGCAGCTATTTCAGGAGCATTAACTAAAGGTGGTGCGAGTGTACTAACAGCAGCAGATTTTACAACAGCCGGCTCCGGTGCAGCAACAGGATGGACTCGTTTACCTAATGGATTGTTACTGCAATACGGCACTGCATTCGTGACTAGAAAAGCTTATACTAACGTTTTTTACCCGATATCATTTTCTAGTTTTTCTATTGCGGTCTGTAGTGGGTCTACTCAGTCAAACGGTGACGGTTCTCAGGGCGCTCCGGGCGTTACTAGCACTACTACTTCCGGTTTCACAACATTCTTTGGTACTGATGGTGGCGGCAGCGGAATTACGATTCAATGGGTAGCAATCGGATATTAAAATGACAATTTACTACAGTCCAATTACCTCAGGGTTTTATGATACTGAAGTTGTAAAATATCCCGTGCTGCCCGACGATTGTATAGAAATTACCGTTGAGGAACGTGATGAATACATTAATGAAATTAATAATCACGAAAATCAATTGGTAGTAGTTGATGGAAAATTAGTTTTAACCATTAGAGAAAGAATAATAACTTGGCAAACGATAAGATTAGATCGTAATGATAGATTGAATAGTAGTGACCATACCCAAATAGGTGACTACCCAGGAAATAAAGAAGCGTGGTCAATTTACAGACAGCAACTTAGAGATATACCACAAACTTTTGCTACCCCGGAAGAAGTGATTTGGCCAAAGTCGCCAAATAACTAAGCGAAAAAAAGTAAGATAAATAATTTGACGGAGAATTTTTAAATGGCATATACAATTGTAAAAAGCGACGGAACAGTATTAACGACCATCGCTGATGGTACAATTAACACAACTAGTACTTCTTTAGGTCTGCCTGGCAGAAGTTTTTCAGGGTACGGTCAAGCAGTAGATACTAATTTTGTACATCAACTCGAAAACTTTGCATCAGCAACTCCACCGCCCAATCCTTTGCGCGGTCAACAGTGGTTTAATACTACCAACAATACAATGTACGTTTGCCCGTCTGACGGAGAAGCTAATGCTGCTGCTTGGTTAGCACTAACATCGACCGCATCAGGTGGCTCTACTTCATTCGGAGAAATTACTGTTTCCGGTTCAGTGTCAGCTAACAATATAGTTGCAACTAACGAAATTTCTGCTACTACCCTCACTTCAAGTTATTTGACTATATCAACTCAAGCAAACATTGCAAATGCTACATTAAGTGGCACAACAACTATTGCAAACTTAAACACTACCTCTATTACAACAGGTAGTGCAACTACAAACGGTAGTTTGACAGGTACTTGGAGCTTAAGTGGATCCGGTATTGCTAACGGAGTTAACGGCACTGCACTTTGGATTACGAATGGCAACTTAATGATATCCGGCGCTGGCAGCGTAGGTATCGTAACAGACAACTATTATTTTGCAAACGGTGACCCAATCTCGTTTACTGGAACATATTCTAACTCTAACGTGCAATCATATTTGCCTACATACGTTGGTAATGTCGGTAGCTTCGGTGGCGCAACTGTGTTTAACGGTAGAACTCTTACTACCGGTGCTAATACGACCGCAGGAAATATAACAGGTAACTGGACCCTCACTGCTGGTTCAAGAATTCAAGCTACTTACGCTGACCTTGCAGAACGATTTGAAGCAGACCAAGAATACGATCCAGGTACAGTCGTTGAACTGGGCGGCGAAAAAGAAGTAACTGCGGTAAAAGATGATCTATCAGATAAAGTATTTGGTGTTGTTTCACTGACTGCTGCTTATATGATGAATGCAACTGCCGGAGACGATGCAACCCACCCAGCTATTGCTCTTGCTGGTCGAGTTAAGGTTAACGTAATCGGTAAAGTAAATAAAGGTGACAGGCTAGTAAGCGCCGGTCAAGGTAGAGCCCGTGCAGCTAAATTAGGGGAAGCTAACGCTTTCAACACCGTAGGTAGGGCGCTTATTGATAAATACACTGATGATGAAGGCTCAGTAGAAGCTGTAGTCACAGTGAGATAAGGATTTAGAATGACCTACGCACAATTTGGCACAATTCAGGCAGCAGATTTTAATACGTTAGTGGGAGGAAATCCTACTACTACTGCTAACACTTTAAATGCAACTTGGGCAACCGGCGGCACTAATGCTGGTTATGGTCAAACTGCTGTGAGCAACGTTACTGCTGGGACTAACATCCTAGCTAGTACTCAATGGTCATCACTAGTATCTAATACAGCTAGCGCAGCATCACATCAAGGCTCTAGTATTACAAGTGTTTCTGTTCCGGTTGCCGGCGGGACTATTACTTACAATGCAGCCATTCCTACTAACTTGACAACTATCTATACCAACAGATTAAATGCAACTGCACAAGGATCAACAACTTCAAACACTGCTACTAGAGGTTCTACTTGGTCAAATCAGTTGACATTTACTCACACTGCTACTTTTGCTAGTGGTAATGCAGCACGTTACTTCTTTAATGCCGGTGGCCAAATCAAGATGACAGTATCACATCCAGGCGCTTCTGGCATCGATTTATTGTTTAACAATCTTGCAAGTAATGTAGGCACAGTAGTTATGTCTTCCCCTACATCGGGTTCAGTATCTATTGCAGGAACATCATATAACGGTATTACTAAAATAGGCGGGGGCGGAAACGCTCCCACTATTGCTACAAATACTGGATACTATGCGTTGACTACATCTAATGCTACTGTGTTCACGCAGACTGCAAGTACAGGTCCAAGCGGTTATCTATCATCATTCATTCGTTTCATTGCTGTAAGTAATGGTACACAGGGTGCTAACGGAGATGCTGGCTCAGTAATCACTATCTACACTATTTGGGACGAAGTTCCTGATGGTCTTGTAGTTGCATTGGGTTCAGCAACTACAATGACGATTACTCCGCCTTCTGTTACTAACATTGCTAATACATGGGGCGCAATTACATTGTCCGGTACAGTAACCGGCTCTTAACTTTTTTAATTACATAGGGGTATCCATCTAAATACTCATAGGAGTTCATGATGGATACTAAGACCTTAATTACCGACGCAAAAGCTCGTTTTGCTCACAACTCAGCAAAAGATTATCTAAAAGAAAAGTACAACGCTAAACTGTTAGTAGCAGAGCAGGGTGGTCTATGGCGTGCTGACCAAGAAACTATTGCATTTTTAACAGTAATGCCGAACGGCGGTGACGATAAACTTATTCTTATGGATACCTTTGACAATCCGGTGTTAGTAGACCGCAGCAAACTATTATCTAGCTTAAAGGGAGTCTATC